ATGACGCAATCGGGCGTTACACCTCGCCTGCTCAACGTTGAGCAATTCAAGCGGAAGATTGACCGCAGCAATCCTGTTGCCAACATCTACCGAAACGCCATTGATCTGAACCGCTTCAGCAATGCTGTCGCCCGTCAGATTGTGCGGGATTACAACGCCATCATCCTGAGCGCCGTTGACGATCTAAAGCGCATTGATTTTGGCGAAGCCACAGCAGGCGCAGGCATTGTCAGCCCGTCATCGGTGCAGGCGCAGCGTCTACGTGTGATCCTTGCTCAGCTCAAGCAATCACTAGATGGCTGGGCAGATCGCAGCACGGCTTATGCCTCTCGTGAATTACAAGGTTTGGCTGAGCTGCAAACAGAATTTGTCACCGAACAGCTTCGCCTTGCTGTAGCCGGTGGCGAGGTTGGTGGCCGTGGCATTGAGCCCAGCGTCGTAGCTCAGCAGGCAGTTAATACCGTTGAGGTTGCGCCGAACTTTGCGGCCAGTGTCGCCAGCGTTGACCCCACGGATTTGAACTTCACGCTCCCAGGTACGGGGCAGTTCAATCTGACTGCAGCGCAGGGTTCAGCTATCACATTGCCCAATGGCGAGGTGGTGCAAAAAGCGTTTCGTGGATTGGCCGAGTCGCAAGCGCAGCGGTTCAACACCATCGTGCGCACCGGAATCTTGTCAGGTGAACCGACACCGCAGATCGCTCGGCGCATGGTTGGGAGCCTTGAATTTGGCCAGCTCGCCAAGACTGCACGGCAACAGGCATTAGCCGGTGGTGAGCTTACCCGCATGGCTGATCATCAGGTATTGACCGTTGTGCGTACAAGCGTGCAACAAGTGGCGAATGAAGCCAGCCAACAGGTCTACCGCGCCAATGAGGAAGTCACCAAGAAATACCGCTACCTCGCCACGTTGGATAGCCGCACCTCAGCGATTTGCCGCAGCCTTGACGGCAAGGAATTCAAATACGGTGAAGGCCCGATGCCTCCCGTTCACTTCAACTGCTTACCGGGTGAAGCGCGTGTATCGGCCAGTAGTCAAATCGCGGCGGTTTACCGTCGGCCATATCAAGGCTTTTTGTGTGTCATCAGCACCACCGATGGTGACGTGCTCAGAGTCACCCCAAACCACCCTGTATTGACGAATGTCGGCTGGAAGACTGCGCAAAGCGTGCAAATTGGTGATCAGGTTTTCCGCAGCAGTGCTGTTCCATTGGAAGCTTTTGCAGGCGACCAAAAAAACGACGCTGTAACCACTGCCGAGGATGTATTTAGTGCGTTCGGAAAATCGCCTTCTGTGTTCTCCGTAGAAGTGCCAATTTCCGCCCCAGATTTCCACGGCGATGTTGCCGCAGAGGATGTCGCAGTTGTACTTGCCAATCGGGAATTGTTGCTCGCAGTGAATCCCGAACTTTTCAAGATGCTGCGCAACATCAGCCTCCAAGGGTCCGACTCTACGGGCTCTGGCGTTGGCCATTTTGCGCAAAGTTTCCTCGCTGTTGGTGGTTCCGCGTTTAGCGACGTGAGCGGCGGAAGCCAAAGCCTTTCTTTCAGCGGGGGTGGCTCTGGCCATGCGAGCGAATTGCTGTTCGCTTCTATTTCTGAGGGTGCGGCCAGAACTCAGGATGATGCGCTCTATGGGACGTGGCGAGACGTTGAACTGCTGAGCGATTCCACGGATCCCGATTCCGTCGTCGTAAAGGGCAATGATGCGGTGAAGGTCGTCGGGATTGGACGGGAGCCATTTAGCGGGCATGTCTACAACTTCGAGACCGAAAGCGGCCTGTACTGGGCTGACTCCATTTTAAACCACAACTGCCGTAGCACCACAATTCCGGTCATTGATTACCACGCCCTTGGCTTGCGGTCACCCGAGGATGTGATTGGCGAAGCAAAGCGCGCCGCACAGGGCGGTGAGGTTTCCGCAGATACAAACTACGGACAATGGCTACAGCGTCAGCCCAAGGAATATCAAGCCGAAGTGCTCGGCAAGTCGCGTCTGCCGTACTTTGAAAAACTCAGCAAAGAACTAGGTCCGCAGCAGGCACTTGCTCGTTTTGTGCGTGAAGACGGCAGCGAAGTTAGCCTGAAACAGTTGCAGCAAAGATATGGCAAACCCGACGCTTAAATGTTTTGTTGACGGTTATTTAAGGAGTGACTGCGTTTTAGCTCTTATTGGTGAGGCTTGGGTTGAAGCCATCTACACCAACCACGGCTGGTTCACTTCCGATCTAACTACTAAATTGGATGCAGTCACAGAATGGCGTGATGGCCAAGAAACCGACCAAAGCCGAGAAGAAAATCGGCAAGGTGATGAGCGAGTACAAGGCCGGAACGCTGAAAAGTGGCAAGCCAGGCCCCGGCAAAGGCCCAACCGTCAAAAGCCGTAAACAGGCCATCGCCATCGCTCTGTCTGAAGCCGGCAAGGCCCGTAAGCCCAAAGGCAAGAAGTGATGGCTATCGGCATCGGCTCCCGCGTCAGCTGGACCTATCAAGGCAAGACCACCTACGGCACTGTGACCGGCAAGGCTGGCAATCGCGCCACCATTGAAGGTCCAACCGGCGGCAAGGTCACCCGCGTCGGCACAGAAGCTGACCCGGTATTGCGCATTCAATCTGAATCGACTGGCAACCCAGTTCTGAAAAAGCGATCAGAATTGAAGGAAGCCACGAAGCGCAAATGAAAGGCAAGATCTGGGAAGGAAGCTGCACTTACCTCAAGTGTGCCGATGGCCTGATTGAGGGTCGGTTTCTTTTCCCAGTGCCGAATTCACCTGAGGGTCTTGGTGCATTGATGGGCCGTTTAGCCGAAGGTGTTGAGGTTATTACCTGCACTGAAAACGACGACGATGAGGAGGAAGACGATGATTGAGTACCGGGGCGAAAAGTTTGAGGGCTACAACAAGCCCAAGCGCACGCCAAACCATCCGACCAAATCACACGTTGTCCTAGCGAAGGAAGGCGACAAGGTGAAAATGATCAGGTTCGGTCAGCAGGGCGTGTCAGGCTCACCGCCACGAAAAGGAGAATCGGCACAAGCGCAAACAAGAAGATCATCGTTTAAGGCACGCCATGCGGCCAATATCGCCAAGGGCAAAATGTCAGCGGCGTGGTGGTCAAGCAACACAAAATGGTGAGCTACTGACGTTCCGCCGCGTGGATTCGGTCTTTTAGCTCTGCCACGTACTTACGCAACGCGTTGGCATTTTCAGCGTGCCATCTGTCGCCAGTCTTCAAGTAAGCCTGCGTGTGCAGGTCAATCGCCTTCAACATCTGGTGAATCACGGGGTTCCACGGCTCACGAATTGGCGTATCCCACTCACGCCGGGACATGACGTGCAAAAAGCATCTTTTACTTATACAGTTTGGTGGTAAACCCTACGGGTCACAATGTCTGACGAACAACTGCAGGAAGCTACGCAGACTGCAAGCA